CTCGATCTCCACCGTCAGCCACGCCTCTTGCGTGGTGAGGGCCGTCGCGCCGGCAGGCTGGGCGAGATGGATGGAGAGGGTGCGGTCCGCGGTCAGGTCGAGCGGCAGAGACTCGGACAGGACGATCTCGCTGGCGCGGATGCCGGGCTGCAGCGCGGAGGCGGTGCCGGCGATCAGGGCCACGGGCGCGCCGTCGGACAAGACCGCGCCGCCGGTTCGGAAGACGGCGGTGGTCAGGTCCCAGGTGCCTGCGTCGTCGATGCCGGCGTAGAAGTCGCGACCGCGCACGACGACGCGTCCCGGCGCGGCCGTCGGCGGCGACGCCGAAGAGAAGAGGCTCGCGCCTGCCGGCAGACCGACGACGTCGATCTCGGCGAGGCCGCCTCGGCAGTCCACCAGCGCCCCCGTCGTCATCGCCGAGACGTCGACGCCGGCGAGACGCAGCACGCCCTGATCGACGAGGAGCGCGCCGTCCACGCCGTCGATGCCGGCGAGCGTCCCGCCGCGCATGACCAGCTCGGCGCCCTCGAACACCTTGACCGGCCCGTTCGCGGTGACGGAGCAGTCGTCGAGAATCGCTCTCGACGGGGCGACGTTGGCGTTGCTGCGCGCGGCGACGTTCACGCCGGAACTCGGCTTCTGGGCGATAGCGCAGCGACGAGCGACGAGCAGCTGACCGCCGGCGCGGTATCCGCCGAGGGCGAACCAGTAATCGTTCGTCTGTTGCTGCAGAAGGATCGCCTCGCAATAAGCGTTCACCGCCCCGAATCCGCCGTAGTTCGCCACGCCGGCGAGGTCGGGCGCAGGCAGAGGCGTATCGGTGGCCGGATCGTAGCCGACGAAGGCCACCAACGGACCGGCGGATAGGTCCGGCGTCCAATCGGAGATCTGCCCGGCGACGCGTCCGGTGTTGGCGAGCTTCACCACGTCGCCCGGGTCCAGGACGCCGTTGGCGGCCACCGGCGGCAGGTTGGCCGGCGTGTCCACCGCGTCCGTCCAGCTCGTGCCGCCGTTGGTCGACGCCCCGTTGACCGGATCGACGTACCAGACGGCCATCACCATTCTCCCCCGGCCTGCCGCATCAGCGCAGCGGCCTGGAGCGCGGCGGCGGCCTGGTCGCGGAGGGCCTGGATGCCGGCGGCGTCGAGGCCGGTGACCGCGGTCAGCTCGGCGTCGTCGAGGGCCTGCACGATGCCGGCGGCGACGATGCGGTCGCGGGCGGCGGTGGATGCGGACAGGCGCCGGTACGTGGCGGCGGCCGCATCTGCGTAGGGCAGATGGGCGGTGCCGCGCAGGTTGCCGTTCCCGTCGCGCAAGGGGTTCTCGCCGCGGCGCAGCGCCTCGACGACCTCGTCGATCTCGCGCTCCAGGGTGCGCGCCGCGCGCCGTTCCATGACCTGGCGCACCCAGTCCGTCAGGGTCGCGGCGTCCCAAGCCATGGCGGCGGCGGGCGCGGCGAGGCGCACATCGTCGATGCGGCCCAGGACGGGGTCTTCCACGCGCGCGTCGACGATGACGCCGGTGCGCGTGGGCACCCGATCGACGATCTCCACCGTACCGACCAGATCCGCCGCCGCGATCACGGACGCGCCTCCAAGGCGAGCACGCCCATGGCGCCGCCGTCAGGATCGTCGCAAGCGAGATCGACGCGCACGGCGCGACAGGCTTCCGGATCGTACCGCCACTCGACGCCGTCGACGGGCTGCGCCGGGCCGAGACAGTGCTCGCGCAGAGCGGCGATCTCGTCGCCGTCGAGGCAGACGGCCAGGGTCATGGAACCGCCCGGCTGCTGACAGGCGGCCAGCAGGCCGGCGACGAGGAGCCAGGTCCGCTTCATTTCCCCTTCCTCCGCAACGGTCGGATGCGTCCGGAGAGGAGCAGATAGACGCGGCGGGCGGCGAGCTGGTCCACGCCGTCGATCCTGCGCACCATGTTGGGCACGTCGATCTCGTGCAGCTCGCGCCCGTCATGGACGAGCTTGTAGTAGGTGAGCGCCATGGTCGCCTTGAGCGTGGTCTTCTCTCCGGGCTTCCAGGTACCGGGGTCCAGCTCCTTGACGCGCCCGCGCACGTTCACGACGACCGGGCGCACCGTGCCGGAGAACTCGTCCTCCACCGCCCCGCGCATGGTGAGCTGGGTGGTGGCGCCGGGCGCGAGCCCGAACAGAGCGAGCACGTCCGGGTCGTAGTCCACCAGGGTGAACTCGCAGGTGAGCGCTTCCATGCCCATGTCCACCTGCACGGGGGCGTCCATGCCGCCGGCGCGGACGTCTTCGGTCTTCACGGTGAGCTTGGGCGGCACCAGCTCCTCGACGCGCCCGGCGTAGCCGCGCCCGTCCACGGTCAGGTTCAGGTCTTTGAGGATGTGCTTGAGCATGTCGCCTCCTTACGCCACCAGGGCGCCCAGGTAGTCGTTGACGAGGCGCGAGCGCATGGTGATGTGCTCGGCCGGATAAGGGGGAGTGAAATCGAAGTCGAAATAGACCTGCCCCTGGGCGATGGCCTGCGGGCCGTTCAGGTCCGGGTCGGCCCACACGGAGCCGTCGACGATCGCCCCTTGCGCCTTCAGATGGCTCAGATATCCGCGCACGCTCTCCAGCACGTCGTCCACGTAGGTCTTGGTGATGTTGCGGTCCACCGCCCACAGGTGCGCCTGGAGGAGCGATTCGTTGATCATGTCCGCGGTGCGGCGCACGGACAGGAAGGCGAACTTGGGATCCGCGGCGGTGGTGCGGTTGCCCCAGAGGCGGAACCCGTCCTTCTGGATGACGGTGGCGATCTCGTTCTCGTTGAGCACGTTGGCGCGGGCGCTCGCGTCGCCCAGGGCGAAGTCCACCGGTCGGGTGGTGCCGAGCACGCCGGCCAGCGGCTGATTGGAAGGGCTCCACCAGAACCCTCGCTCGGCGTCGGTCTTGGCGATGAGGCCGGCCACCCGCGCCGAGGCCGGTTCCGTGCGCTCGGCGCCGGCTGCGGCGTCCCATACCCGCACCCAGGGGTCGACCAGGTACAGGCGGTCGGAGCCGAACGCGGCGCGGTAGGCGATGGCGTCGGCGTCGGTGGCGTCGGGACCGTCGGCGACGACGACGGCGCGCAGGCGCTGGGCGATGGAGATCAACGCGTCGGCCACCGCCTGCACCTGGGTGAAGCCGGGGGCGCAGAGGATGCGCGGAGTGACGCCCAGGGCGCTCTCCGCCGCCAGCAGGGCCTGCGCGCCCTTGTACTGGCCGGTGGCCGCGTCCACCCCGCCGATGACGTTGGACTGGGTCTCCGCGTCGTTGGCGCCTTCGGGCACGCGCACCACCACCACCGTCGCGCCGGCCTGGTCGAGGATGCCGTCCAGGGCCGCCGGCAGGGTGCCCGCGCCGGTGCCGGCGGTGTCCAGCTTGGCCGCCTCCAGGCGCGAGCCGGCCACCAGCACCGGCGTGTTCTCGGGGAAGGCGGCGGGGTCGGCGGCGGGGGCTGTGCCGACCACGCCGATGACGGAGGAGCGTACGGTGCGCACCGGGCGCGCGCCGCCGTCCAGTTCGATGAGTTCGATGCCGTGCAGGTAGGCCATGTCAATACCTCCAGGTTCCGTCGATGGCGTTGTAGGCGTGGCAGACGATCTTGGCCGTGTCCATGACCGGATTGGCCGTCCCTGAGCGCAGGCGCGCGGACACGGTCACGCTCGGATTGGGCCCGTAGCTGGAGCGCGTCAGGGAGAAGCCCGCGTGCAAGGTGACGTTGGATCCCATCAGGGAGTAGAGCGGCAGCACCTTGTACACGTAGCGCGACTGACCGGCGGTCATGAACAGGTCGTAGAAGTCGAACTTGAGGACGATCTCCGTGTCCAGCCCCGTCCCGGAGGCGAAGAAAGGAAAGACGTCGAAGGCGAGGACGGTGCGCGAGGCGGAAACGACCTGATACGGGATGCTGATGGAAAAGAGCTGCCGCCAGGCCGTAGTGATCGTCCGCGACGTACTCTGCGGCAAGGTGGCGATCTCGCTCCATACGGCTTCCAGGGCGTCCTGGTACGTGGTGGTGCGGCCATGGGCGTGGGAATCGTTCTTCACCGTCACCGGCAGGGTCGCAGAGCCGGACCCGTCGATGGACACGGAGCCGGTGGCGTCGCCGCTCAGGCTGAGGGTGCGCGCGACGCGCCAGCGGTCGGCGGTGGCGGCGTTGCCGGTGACGTCGCCGGGCAGGCGTCCGGCGCCGTCGCGCACGGGGATGGTGGAGGCGGCGGCGGTAGCGCTGGCGTGGTAGCCGTCCAGTCGGTCGGCGTTGAGATCGACGCAGCGCGCGCCGTTGGACACCGGCACGTCGCCCGATGCGTTGCCGGGCGCGCGCCCCATGAGCTTGGCCGCGTCGGGCGCGCGACCGCCGTTCTCGGTGACGATGCGCGAGCCGTTGACGTACAGACGACCGTTGCCGCTGCCGTCGGTGTGCAGGCGGGCGGCATAGTCGATGGAATCGGCGCTCGTATGATGGAAGTCGATGTAGCGCCCGACTTCCATCACGCCGTCCGTCTTCACCAGCGGGACGTAGCCCCAAGCGTTGCCGGAGACGGCGGAACGCACCGGCCAGCCGTCCAGGGTGGCGGCGTCGTCGGCGCGCAGCACGTTGGCGAACACGTCGACGATCCAATTGGCGGCGCCGGAGACGTACACCGAGGCGCTGCCCGAGGCGTCTCCCGAGAGCTTGACGGTCATGATGCGCGCGGTGCGCCAGCGATCGGCGGTGGCGGCGTTGCCGGCCAGGTCGCCGGGGATCTTGGCGGCGGCGTCGCGGCGGGGGATCTGGTTCGCCGCCGTGCCCACCTCGCCCTGGGAGACGTAGTCCGCCTGGATGGCGCTCACGTCCACGTTCAGGGCGTCCACCTGCTGCTTGAGCCAGAGCGTTCTGTTGGCCAGCTGCTTCGCTTGCAGGTTGGAGACGCCGTCCGGGCCGCCCACCACCGGATCGGTCGTCTCGAGCTGATAGACGCCGGTCTCCCAAGTCGCGCTTTCGACGAGATTGGCCATCAGGCGACTCCGTAGCTCCAGGTGCCGTCGTAGGCGATGGTGCCGTCATACGTGTTGAGGGCCTGCTGGTAGTCCAGCCCCTCGAGGCGGCAGCGGGCCGGCGCCAGCTGGGCGAGCATGGCGCGCACGCGCTCGCCCTGGGCGATGGTCACCGGACGGTCGAGGGCGAGGCGGTAAGTGGCCCAATGCGCGCCGGCGCCCTGGGCGGCTCCCTCGACCACCGTGGCGTCGCCGTAGCCGGCGTCGATCAGGGCCTGGCGGATGGCCGCCAGGGTGCCCTTGACGCGGTGCACGGCATAGGCGCCGCGGATCACCGCCCGCTTGCGATCGTCGGCCCAGTCCGGATCCCATTCGTCCACCGAGAGCGCCCAGGCCAGCCAGGGCAGGAGAGCCGCCGGGCAGGCGTCCGGGTCCCACAGGCGGCGCAGGGCGCCGGCGTCCAGCTCCGCCAGGCGCGCGGCGCTCGCCTCAGCATGGCGCAGGGCGGGCGGGGCGGAGGGAGGCAGCAGGCTACTCACCGACGCCTCCCACGGTCACCGTGACGCCGGTGCACCAGGGCGCTTCGTGCGGCTGCACCACCAGGTCCGCCGTGGGGGCGGAAAGGGTCACGTTCTGCACCCCGGGACGGTGCAGGGCGGCGTAGAGCCCGGAGAGGGTGACGTCGTAGCCGAGCCGGTGGTGCTCGTCGGCGTAGGCGCGCGCCGCGTCCTCCGCCGCCTGGCGCACCACCTCCGCGTCCGGTCCTTCGTAGAGGGTCAGGGTGGCGGCGATGGCGTAGGGCTTGACGGTCGCTCCGGACACCACCACCGTGTCGCACAGGGGGCGCACGTCATCGGCGTTCAGGGCGGCGCTCACCGCGTCGAGCAGGGCCTGGTCGGGCGTGCCGTCGCCCACCGTTGAGAGCACCGTCACGTCCACCTGACCCGGGGTGGACGAACGCACGTCCACGTCCTTCACCTGCCCGGACGCGGACAAGGCGTGATAGACGTAGCTGCCCACCGGCCCGGCGGTGGTGATGCCTTCCAGGGCCAACTGGGCCCGTTCGCGCAGGCGCTCGTCGCTCTCGTAGGTGGGCGGGACCGGCGGCGTCGCGTTCGGGTCGCCCGGGTCCACCACCTGGCGGGCGACGCCGAACAGGGCCGCCAGGTTGTCCAGGTCCGCGCCGGTGGCGGTCGCCAGCATGACGGCGCGGGCGGCGTCGTTGATCCGCTGGCGCAGGAGCAGCTCCCGGTAGGCGCACACCTCCAGCAGCAGGGACAGCGGCTCGGACTCCAGCGCCAGGGCGTCCGCCAGGGCCGGGTCGCGGGCCGTCAGGTCGTCGCGCATGGCCTGGAGGATCGTCTCGTAGTCCAAGGTCTCCACCACCGCCGGCGGCGGCAGGCGCGAGAGGTCGATGCGCGCGCTCACAGGATCACTCCTTCGAGGGTCAGCGTCCGCCCGTCGGGCCGCCATTCGCCTTCCAGGTCGAGCACCAGACGGCCCGGCGACAGCTCGGCGACGCGCACGCGGGAGAGACGCAGGCGCGGCTCCCACCGGGCCAGCGACTCGGCCACCGCGGCGTGGATGGCGGTGAGGCCGGCGGCGTCCATAGGGGCGTCCAGCAGCTCGAACAGGCGCGAGCCGTAATCGCGCCGCATGACGCGCGAGCCGATGGGCGTGGCGAGGATGTCGCGCACCGACTGGCGCAGGTGGGCGACGCCCTCGATGGCCTTGCCCGTGTTCGCGTCCATCCCTTTCATTCAGGTCACCGGATAGGTGCCCGCGGACGACCCGGCAGGGATCGTCACTCGGGCGTTCGCCTGGATCTCGTCCACCACCGCTCGGGCGATGGCCTGGGCGAACTGCCGCGCCCAGCAGTGGGGATTGTCGATCTGCACCCCGAGGGCGCTCAGCTCGTTCTCGATGCGCGTCTGCAGGCCGGTCGTCGATAGGGCCATGTCATTTCCTCGCCGTCACCACGGTGGATCGGTCCGCGTGCGGGCTGCCGGTGAAGTGGCATACGGACTCGCCGGTGATCACCCCGGCGCCGCCGGCGCAGGAGATGGCCGGAGCGTCCAGGGTCACGGCGGTCGCGGCGGTCACCGAGACCTCTCCTACGCAGCTCACCGAGAGGCGCCCTGCGGCGCGGTCGTATTCGATGCGGGTGCCGTCGTCGAAGGCGACCACCGCACGGCCGGGGTCCGCCGACGGGGCCGGATGGGCGTCCTGCCACAGGGCCGGCAGGACCAGGGCCAGGCTCGGGTCGCCCCAGGGGCACAGGAGCGCCACCTGCTCGCCGACCTCGGGCGGCGACCAGACGCTCACTCCGGCGGCGCGGGGCGCCAGCCACGGGCGCCAATCGGTGAGGAGGGCGCCGAGGCGCACCCGCACGCGGGCGGCAGCGGCGTCCACCTCGGCCACCGTGCCGACGGCCACCAGGTTGGAGAGGCGCCGCTCCAGCTCCGTCACCCGAAAGGCCAGGTCCTGCGATACGTCCATCAACCCTGCCCTCGCAGCAGATAGGCCACCGTGCCGACGCCGGCGGCGGCGACGATCCAGGCCCAGCGCTCCCAATGCCCCACCACGGCCTCCAGGCGCTGGCCCATCCGCCGGGCGGTCTCGGCGTTGGCGGCCATGCGCTCCTCCACCTTCACCAGCCGCTCCATGAACTCGCGCACTTCCTTGATGTCCTGTGCCATGGCGGTCTGCAGGGCTTCGATGCGCGCCAGGCGCTCGCTGTGCTCGGCATCGGTCAACGTTTCAACTCCCGCACGATCTTTTCCCCCGAGCGACCCAGCACGTAGCCGCCCAACCCCAACTGCACGATCTCCCAGAGCTTCAGGTATTCCGCTTCCGTGAGCCCCTCGGCGGAGAGGCCGAACCAACGCGCGACCACCAGGGCGACGAAGACGAGCATGGTCAGCGGTCGCCACCAGGCCTTGAGGCCCGTGCCCTCCGCCTCGGCCAGGACGATGCGGGCGGCGGCCTGGAATTCGGCGTGGTCCAGGTTCATCGCCTCGCTCTGCAGGCGGGCCTTGAGGCGCTCGGCCTCGTCGCGGTCGGGCACCGCGCGGTCCACCACCTTGCCGATGAGGTTCGCCAGAGCGGGCGCCAGGGCCTGGATCACGAGCGCGCCTCCGCTTCCCAGCGACCGGTGCGCAGACGGTGGGCGATGCGCTCGGCCCGCGCGCCCACCTGCTTCGCCCAGCGGGAATCCAAGGCTTCGGCGGCGGCGGTCTCCCAGTCGCGCCGGGCGAGGGCCGCCAGCATGCGCCGGAAGCCCGCCAGGCCGCGCACCCCGAGGTTGTAGGCCATCTCCAGCAGGGCGGCGCGGCGCACCGGGTCGAGGGAAAGATAGAGGGGCATGCGCTCCAGCTCCGCCTCCAGGCGCGAGAGGTCGCGCTCCAGGAGCCAGCGGCCCTCGGCCTCGTCGAGGGGACGGGCGTCCAGGTTGCGCCCGTAGCCGATGGTCAGGTGCCCGGTGGCGTCCTCGTAGGGGCGCCCGGAGAAGCCTTCGTGGGCCATGATGCGGCGGACGAGTATCTCGCGCGTCATCCCAGGATCTCCTCGTAGTCGTCGATGTGCGGCGGACCGATGTCCGGGGCCACGCCGGCGAAGACCTGCACGGGCGTGATCCCCTCCCCGTCCCAGACGGACTCGCCCAGCACCGCCGGCAGCTCGAAGGCGACGACCATGGCCTCGAAGCCGTCCTGCCCGGGGCGGAACTCGCCGGGCACGCAGGCGACGGCCTCGGGGCGTCCGGCGAGCCCTTCCAGGCCGGGGATGGGCCCGTCCTCCAGCGCACCTCGCGCGCCACCTGGGGGGTGCGCAAGGAGAGGATGCAGTGCACCGCGCAGCGCAGGCGCAGGCAGGTCCGTCCGGCGCCGTCGCCGCCCTCCCCTTCCCAGCCCTCGATCTCGAACAGGGCCGCCGGCGTGGTCAGCCCCTCGCCCGGCGCCGGGGCGTAAGGGCCCACGTGCACCAGACGCTCGCCGAAGCGCGCCGCCAGGTGGGCGAGGATGGCGTCGTGGATCTTGCCCAGGCTCACCGCCGACCCTCCACGTCCAGGGCGTAGCGGAGTTCCTGCCGCGCCAGGCGGGCGAAGCGCGCGCGGGCCTCGCGCTCCAGGCCGCGCGTCAGCGGCGCGGCGGCGGTCGCCACCGGCCAGGCCACCAGGGCGACCGGGAAACGGCCTCGATCAGGGCCGTCGTCTCCCATCGGTCGCCAGTTCCTGGGCGGGTGGTACAGAGGCAGGCGGGCGCTGCGGTTGCGCGCGACGCGAATCCAGACCTTGGCCTCGGATCCGTACACGGCTCGATAGAATGCCCCTTCGAAGAGGCGTCCGCGCACCCGGGCCCCGGGGGACCGGCGGCTCCAGCTCACGCGCCCGGCGGCGTGCGCCGGGAAGGGATCGAGGCCGGCCCACAGGTCGGCGCGCAGATCGCCCACCCGCATGGCCACGCGCCGGTAGCGGCGCAGGGTCTTCTGCGGCACGCCGGACTCGCGCGCGTAGCGCCGCGTCATCTCCCGAAAGGCCCAGCGGGCGAGCTTGCGCACCGCCCGCTTCAAGGCGCGCTCGACGCGCGCGGGATCGCCCAGGGCGCCCAGTTCCCGCACGGCGGCCTCCCAATCGCGACCGAGGTCGAGGTCCAGGATCGGCTCGGGGATCATCGCCAGGCTCCGGCGGCGTCGCGCCCGGGAACGGGCATGAGGGTGGCCTCGGTCATGCCGGCGCCGTCCGGACGCAGGCGGGCGATGGCGTAGTCCCGCCCGCGCAGGGTCGCCGGGTCGCCCTGGGCGAGGCCCGCGGCGTCGGCGTCCAGGAGGCGCAGGGCGGGCCGTTCCAGGTCCAGGCGCAGCGACGCCTGGACGCGCCCGGAGCGGTCCAGCTCGTGGGCCTCCACGGGCGCCGAGACGATGGCGCGCACCGCGCGCCCGGCCACGACGACCTCTTCGCCGAAGGCGCGCAGGCAGGCTTCGTTGGCGCGCGTCGCGTCCATCAGGCGTTGAGGATCACGTCCACGGTGGCGTCGGTGGTGGAGGCCGGCGCCGCCGCGCGGCCCACCAGGGTGTTGCCGTTGGCGGCGGTGGTGAGCGCGCCGGCGGCGGCGTCCCAGTAGACCTTGGCCCCCTGCCCCACGGAGACGGCGCCCTTGGGCAGGGTGAAGACGCCCTGGATCTGCACCGCGCCCAGACCGCCGGCGGGGATGTCGGACAGGGCCACGCCGGCCAGGCCGTTCATGAGCACGAGGCTGCCGGAGGCCACGTCCGAGGACGGGCTGTGGGTGAGGACGTGCCCCTGATGTCGGTAGTTCTTGGCCATGGTTCTCTCTCCTATGCCTTAGGCGCCGGGGTTCTTGGCCAGGGTGCGGAAGTCGAGCGGCGTCGCGGCGGCGTCGATGCGCACCTTGAATTCCGCGCCGTCCACCGTCCAGCCGCTCTTCTGCTCCAGGTAGGGCCGGTCCTGGCCGTCCAGGTAGGTCACTTCGACCACGTCGTGCATGCCGGCGGAGGCCGCGCCGTACCAGGCGGTGGCGGAGGCGGCGTCCAGGCGCGCGTCGGAGACGACTTCGAAGGTGCCGCGCACGGCGTTGGGCACGCGCGAGTTCTTGGCCGTGGGGTCCACCTCGAATTCGGCGTCGCGCACCACCCGCGCCTGCCCTTCCATGGCCATGGGAACGATGAGACGCGCCAGGCGGATGTTGAGGGCGGCGGCGTGGCCGTCCGGGTCCTTCTGGGTGGCCATGGCCACGCGCATCTTGTCCACCGCGGCGGTGGTGATGGCGGAGGCGGCGAGGAGGTTGCCGTGGTCGGCGTGGAACAGGGGCTTGCCGTCGGACATGGGCGGGTTGGCGGTGAGGATGGCGTACACCAGGTCGCCCACGGTGCGGATGGCCGCGCGCCCCATGCGCCGGGGGATGCGGGAGAAGGCGTCCAGGTCGTCGTTGACGATGGCCTGGCGGGTGATGGAGAACATGCGGCCGTAGGTGGCGATCTGCACCGTCTCGCCCCGGTCGCCGATGGTGCCGTAATGGTATTCCGCGCCCTCGGGCACCTGCTCGAGGGTCGGGAACAGGTTGAGGTCCACGCGGCGGATGGGCTTGAAGTCGGAGGCCGAGCCGGTGGCCGTCCAGGCCTGGAAGGTCTCTTCGGCCTCGTCGTAGCCCTTGAGCATGGCCTTTTCGGCCACGTCCGCCAGCAGGGCGCCGAAGTCCGCGCCGGTGTGGGTGAAGGCCGCGGCGACCAGGCTCATGCGATCGAGGCCGCGGGTGGAGACGCTGGCCCGCTCCAGGCTGGCGCGCGCCAGCTCCAGCAGGGTGAGGCCGCGGAATTCGTTGCCGCGGTCGTCGTCGGCGGCCAGGCCGGCGCGGGCGAGCACGGCGGCGCGGGCGCCGGCGCGGAACTTGTCGCGTTCGTCGAGGCCGACGCGCGCCGGGCGGGCCACGGGCTCGGCTCCCTGCGCCAGGTGGGCGAGGATGCGCTCGCGGGCGACGCCTTCGTCCACGCCGGGGTCGTCCAGCATCGCTTCCACCAGCGCCGCGATCCCGGGCTGGGCGGCGAAGGGCTCGGCGATGGCGCGCACCGCGGCGCGGCGCTCCCGTTCGCGCTCCAGGGCGCGGCGGGCGGCGGCCGCTTCGATGTCGGCGACGTCGGCGCCGCCGGCGGCGGACGGATCGGCGGGCCGGGCGGCGGGGGTCTTGGGGGCGGGCTTGGATTCGGGCATGACGGGCTCCTCGACGTTCGCGGGGTTGCGGTAGCGGCCCAGGGGCAGGTCGCGCACGCGGGCGGCGATGTCCACCGGGCGGGTGACCTCGTCCACCAGGCCGGCTTCCAGGGCCTCGGCGGCGGTGAAGTAGTGGTCTTCGCCGTCCTTGAGCCAGGCCTCCACGGTGGCGGCGTCCGGGCCGCCCTCGCGCAGGTAGGCTTGGGTCATGGCTTCGGCGTAGGTGTCCAGCACGTCGGCGAAGCGGCGCATCTCGGCGGCGTTGCCCATGGCCGCGCCCCAGGGAGCGTGGATCATGAGCAGGGCGTTGGCGGCCATGCGCACGCGGTCGCCGGCCATGGCGATCATGCTCGCCGCGCTGTAGGCGACGCCGTCGATCTCCACCGTCACCTGCGCCCGATGGCGGCGGATGGCGTTGTAGATGGCCAGGGCGTCGGCCACCTGGCCGCCCACGGAGTTGATGCGCACGGTGAGGGCGGACACGTCCAGGGCGGCCAGTTCGTCGGCGAGGCGGCGGGCGGTGAGGCTCTCCTCGTCCCACCAGTTCTCGCCGATGTCGCCGTAGATCCACAGCTCGGCGTCGTCGCCGCCGGCGGCGACGGCCAGGCGGTACCAGTCAGGCGGCGTTTTCATTCGCTCCTCCGTCGCTGGCCCCGGGGTCCGGGGCGGTGTCGAAATCCAGGCCGCGCTCGGCGGCCTCGCGCCGCCAGCGGGCCTCCTGATCCAGCACGTCGCGCGGGTTCTGCCCGCGCCGACGGACGATCTCCGGGCCGGATGCGTAGCCGCCGCGCTCCAGCTCGCGCCAGGCCTTGGCTTCCTTGAGGGGGTCGATCCACGGCATCTGCGGAGGGACGTAGAGGGCGTCGGCGATCGACAGCGGATCCGCGTCGGAGGGGACGTCCACCGCCCCGGAGAGCACCGCGGTGGCCACCAGGCGTTCGTACACGGGGCGCACGAAGCGGGCGACGAATTCGGACGCCAGGACGGCGTAGTGGGCGTAGCCTTCGATGAGCTCCTGGCGTTGGCTGGAGTAGGTGCCGTCGTAGTCCTTGGCGAGGCTGGAGTAGGTGCAGCCGACGCCGGCGGCGGCGGCGCGCAGCTGGCCCTTGCGGTGGGGCTCGAGCTGGGCGTTGGGGCGGGTGGTGTCGATGGTGCCGATCTCTTCGCCGGGGAGCAGGTCGTCGAAGATCATCCCCGGACGGAAGGTGAGCTCGCGCGGCTCGTCGCTTTCGTCGGCGTCGGGATCGTAGAGGTCCGGGGTGCCTTTCTTGATGTAGGCGGCCATGCTCGCCGCCACCTTGGCGGCGATGCGCTCGGATTCTTCGTAGTCCTTCAAATCTTCGAGGCGGGTGAGGACGGCGGCGAAGACGCTCACCCCGCGCACCTGGCCGATGCGATCGACGAGCTTGAGGTGCCGCACGCGCCCGGCGGGCACGCGCTTGACGTCCGCGGCGCCGGGCATCCGCCCCAGTTCCTGCGGGTGCCGCTTGAGCAGGTGATAGGCCACGGGGCGGCCCCAGGCGTTGCGCTCGACGCCTTGGAGGATGCGTTCGCCATCGCTGTAGTCCAGGGGCAGGAGGTCGGCCTCGATCAGCTCCAGGCTGAACGGTACGGCGGTGCCGTGCTCCAGGCCGCGCACCGGCCCGGACAGGAGCTGCGCGAGGACCTCGCCGTCGCGTAACCAGGCCCGCGCTGCGATACGCTGCACGCCGGCCCAATCCAGCTCCCAGGTGACTTCGGGGCGTTTGGCCCAGTCGCGCAGCAGGCGCTCCAGGTCGCGCGCCAGGGGCTCGATCAGCTCGCCGTCGCGGGTGCGCGGTTGGGGCTCGATGCCGATGCCGGAGGCGCCGACGACGTTGGCCACCAGCACCGCCAGCACGCCCCGCGCCAGGTCCAGGTTCTGTTCCAGGTGGCGGGCCTGCTCGCGCAGCGATCGCGCGTCGCGGCCCGGGGCCTGGTTGGGCGACCCGGCCTCGCGCCGAGCCTTGCGGAAGCGCCCCGGGCGCGCCGCCTCGTAGTAGGCCAGCAGGGCGCGGGCGCGGGAACGTTCCAGCGCCGCACGGGGGGCGAAGTAGGCGACGGCCCGGTCCAGCCACTCAGGCATCGGAGAAGTCCGCCAGGGCATGGCCGGGACGACGCCCGGACAACGCCTGCCGCACGGCCCGCCGAGCGCGCAGCAGCTCGTCCAGGCTGCGGTAGGTCACCATCCTGTCCTGGATGCGCACCTGCAGCTCGCCGGAGGCGATGGCACGATCCAGGGCGTCCAGGTCCGATCGAGTGAAGCTCATGCCGGGCATGGTCGCCCGGGGGAGGCGGAAATTTTTATCCCTAAAAATTTCCGGAAGGGTGCGGTATGATGGTGGGTTCGCTTTTCGTCAGACGCCAGGCGACGGGAAGAGGGGGCAGTGGCGGCTTCCCCCGTCGCATTTGTCGCAATGTCTGTGGTCGTGGACGTAGAAGAACGGGTCTCGCTCCGGCGGCGAAGCTTCCAGCATGGCCTGGGTGCCGTACTTCTCGGACGGCAGAATGTCCGGGCACCCTTTCGCCTCGACGTGCGCTTCGCGAACGGCGGCCTTGAAGCAACGGCGCGGGACGTTCAGGATACGCAACGCCAAGAGGAGGCCGCTGTCGCAGGTGAGCACGGTCAGCCGGCTTCCTTCACCTGTGCGACGATGGGCGTAAGCGGCGATGCGTATATCGGGGTGTTCGTAAGGCGCCTCGTCGTACGCGTCCCTCGATAGGCTTTTTTTCGGCGGCCTCACCGCCCGTCTGACCTTTTCCGCGGTCTCCCTTTCCAAGCCGGAAAACCAGGCAAGGGCCTCTTCGTCGGAGAGCTCGAACGGTCCTTCTCCGAGTCCGCGGATTTCTTCGGCGCACAGATCCGTGTTCTTCGCCTCCATTTCCCGATCGAAAAGGATCTCGTCGCCCAGATTGACGAGGATCTGTTCGACGATCTCGCAATTGCGGAGCTTCCTGGCGGCGGGGTGGAGAAAGGAAATGTCGACGATCAGAATCCGGTCGTCACCGCTCACCGAAAAGGCCTTCCATGACTTCTTCCCAACGCGCTTCCGAGAATTCGTCCCTGCGCGCCTCCAGGCGCCGCCTGAGAGAGCTCGCCTGTTCTTCCAGGAAGTCCTCGATGCGACCGGTCTCCGCGAACGTGGAACGGGCCGCGAAGGTCTCCTCCCGCGGCCTCGAGCAGCGGCAGCAGCGTGTCGTGACCCTCGTACAGCACCCAGAGCTGCTGCCCGGTGTCCAGCAGGGTCCACAGGGCGTTGGCGGCCACGTCGGCGCTGACGCCGTGCTCGACGGCGTAGCGGGCGGCCTCGGTCGTCGCCCGTTCTCGCCCGGCCTTGCCCCACTCGTCCATGACCGTCATGGGGACCAGATACAATTGGGCGAACTTGTTGGCCACCCATTCCTGCAGGGCACGCCTCGGCACAGGATCTAGATAGAAATCGCGCGCGCCGATCTCGATGCGTCGGTCGGGTTCCGGCTCGGGATGGAAGGCGTAATGGGCGAACTCGTGCAGAAGGGTGAACTCGACCCGACCGGAGTAGGTGCCACGCCGGGCGAACACCAGGGCCCATCGGTCCAGGGACACGAGAAACCCGTCCAGCTCCATGGTCCGCGGCAACGCGGGCAACCGGTGCGCCCGGTACAGGTCTTCCACGCGCGGGTGCGCCTCGCGCAGGGGCGCCACGCGCTCCCATAGGGTCATGAGCAGATGGGCGCGATCCGTGTCGCCGTCTGGCAAGCGGGAGACGGTCGGCCTCTTCGGTCGCTCGAGAAAGTCGGCGACCAGGGACAGCGCCCGCTCGGCGGAGAGGACCTCGTCGCGAAGCCGGCGTTCGAAGTTGGCGCGGAAGTGGACCTTGGACGGCTTCCACGCCGGCGAGACGAGCCACAGCACGTCTTGCCCCAGCGCCTCGCACAGCGGTCCGAGTTCTTTGAAATCGATCTCCCTTAGGCCCTTGAGATAACCCTCGATCACATCGAGGCTCAGCCCCGTCTCTCGTGCGACGTTTTCCGGACGCAGGCTCTGGCGCTCCATCTCCATGCCGAGCCGCTCGCCTACCATGCGCCGAACGTCGACCGCCGCCATGCGCCCTCCTTTTCCGCTCTTCCCGCCGCCTTTCTCGCCGCCCGGCGGTCTAGGTCGGTATCCGATCCTGCTCTCCGAACCGGACCATGACGGTCAAGACGGACCCCCGACGGTTCAATCATCGGCCATCCCCGCGCGCGCTTCAACCCCGACGAGGCGACCCAGCTCGCGCCGGCGGCGGTCGCCGACGCCGGGGTCTTCTCCCTGGGCGATGGCTTGGAGACGGAGGGTCTTGGGCTTTCTGGCGATGTAGTGGCTTTCGGCGCCGTAGCGGGCGCGGATGTCACGTTCGATGCGCGCCCAGACGGCGTCGCTCACGTCGGGCAGGTGAACGCGGGCGATGGCGAGCAGTTCGGGGAGTCGGTCGGCGGTCATGCATGGTCCTCGTCCCTCCCTTGGTGGTTCGCGTCCGGTCTGCGCCGGCTCGCTTCAGAGGCTCCAGTCGTCCGGGGCGAGACCGCCGCGGCGCCGGGGGCGGCGACGGCGCTTGCCGCCCGCGGCGGGCGCGGGGACGTCCGTCCGCGCTTCGGGCGGCGCATCCGGCTCGGCCTGGAGGGCGCGCTCCATCCGTGCCCAGTCGCGTTCGCGCAGGCGGTGGACGCGCACTTCCGGGTGCTGGGCGGCGGCGTAGGCGTACACCCAGCAGTCCAGCGCTTCGTTGCGGCGCCCGCGGCGCAGCACCCAGCGGTTCTTCTCCGGGTCGTAGATTTCGGCGGTGAGCTGGCGGTAGAAGTCGGCCCCGAGGTCGGCGCAGAAGCGCACGAGGCGGTCTTCGGGGGCTTGGTCGGCGTCTCCGGCGAGACGGTTGTAGAGCACGGCCTTGGCGGTGTCGGCGCCTACGGTCCAGAGCTTGACGCCCTTGGGGATGGTGCGTCCGCGCCAGTTGACGTCTTGCGCGGTCGGGCGCGGGGCGAGCACGGGCTTGCCCCGCGTGGAGGCGCCTTTGACGGCCATGACGCGGCGATCGCCTTGCTGGCGCACGAAGGCGTACACGTCGTGGGTGTGGTGGCCGCCGCTGTCGATGGCCGCGGCGGCGATGCGCAGGGGGCGGCCCCAGGCGCTCGTCACCGGGGTGTGCAGGTATTCGGAGAGGCGGCTCCACAGCTCGGGGCGCGCCGGGTCGCCGGGGAGCTCCAGCCAGTCCAGCACGAAGCAGGCTTCGCCGCGCCCCCAGCCCGTGAGCAGCAGGGCCAGACGGTCGTCCTGCACGTCCACGCCGAGTGTGAGGAGGATGCAGCCGGGCGGCGCCACGCGGGCGGGCCAGTCTTCGGCGCGGGCGGCGACGTCGCGCGCGGTGACGTCGCGCGAGCGGTCCTTCCAGGTCTCGCCCAGGGCGGTGTTGACGAAGCGCTTGAGCTTGGCCTTGTCGTCGTGCACGTGGACGAATTCACGCGCCAGGTCGAGCCAGCCGTGACCGAGGCCGAGGGGGGCGTAGAGGCCGTTGATGTGGTAGCCGCGCACGTCGGACGGTCGGCTCGGGTCTTCCGGCACCCAGCGGCCGCGGGCGAGCATGTCGGGCTTGCAGCGCTCTTCGATCTCCGAGCCGCAGTGCTCGCAGACGTACACGGCGCGGGTGAGGGCCCGGTCCCAGCGCAGCTGCGACCAGCGCAGCACCAGCCATTCGCCGCAATGCGGACAGGGGACGTGATAGCGGCGCCGGTCGGTGCGCGCGTATTCCTCTTCGATGCGCGAGGCGTCGGCCACCGTGGGGGTGGAGACGAGCATGACCTTGCGCCGGGGGAAGGTCTTGGTGCGTTCGTCGATGAGGCCCAGGGGGTCGCCTTCCTGGCCGATCTCCCAGGGGAAGCGGTCCACCTCGTCGCAGAGGACGTATTTGATGGGCATGGAGGCGAGGGAGGCCGGGGAGTTGGCGCCGCCGAGGACGAGCATGCCGCCCGGAAAATCCTTGATGTCTTCGGCGTTGGCCCCGTCCCGCCGGCGGCGGGCGTCGACGATCTCCGTCAGGACGGGGGTTTCGGCGAGCATGGGGTCGAGGCGCTGGCGCACCCAGCGCTTGCGCACTTCCAAGGTGGGCAGGACGACGAGCATGGGCGCCGGGGCGTGGTGGAGGACGTAGCCGATCCAGTTGAGGCCGCATTCGGTGGCCCCGACCTGGGCGCTCTTCATGAAGACGACGCGGCGCACGGGGGAGCGCGCCGAGAGGCAGTCCATGATCTCCCGCAGGTAGGGGGTGCGGGAGGTCCGCCATGGGCCCGGCTCGGAGGCGCCTTTGGGCGAGAGGACGCGGTGCGCGTCCGCCCATTCGGAGACGGTGAGCCGCCGCCGCGGTCGCGCCGAGCGCGCCAGCTCGGCGAGGTAGGCGGCGCGCCCGTCGGCGAGGTCGTCGGTGGCGGCGCGGTCGAGAGCAGGGTTCATGCGTCCGGCTCCCGACGGCGGCGCGCAGGCGGCGCGCCGGGACGACCGCCCTCCTCCGCCACGGACAGCCTGGGGACGCGGGGCGTCGAACCGAATTTGAAGGCGTACGGGTTTCCCGCATAATCGAATCGATGAAAGCGACGCCGTACTTCCGCGACATCGTTCTGTCCAAGCGCCCTTATGTGACCGAGGCGATTTGCCGCGAAGCGATCGCCCACGCGGTACGCCGCGAAGTGCAACCGGACGGTCGCATTCGCTACTGGAGCCGGGTCGATGGACGCTGGTTGCGCGTCGTGGTACTGGAGGACGGCGAGACCTTGCACAACGCTTTCTACGACCGGAGGTTCAAGCCATGAGGATGCAATACGATCGGGAGACCGATTCCCTCTACATCCATCTGAGCGAGCGCCCCGGCGTGGAAGCCGAAGAAGTCGCCGAGGGGGTCGTTCTGGATTTCGCCGAGGACGGCGCGCTGGTAGGCATCGACATCCAGCACGCCAGCGAGCGCACCGACGTGGCGCGGATGATCTTCGAGCAGGTGCCCGCCGACGCGGCCTGAGGCGATCGCCCTCCTCCGCCACGGCGCGTGACCGGGCGCCCGCGCGGCCCAGGGTCGATGCGGGCGTTCCGCGCCTCCCGTGGGAGGCGCGGCGCGCGGCGGGATCGAGGCGGTCGGTCATGCCTGCCCTTCCTGCGGTGCGGAGATCAGCTCCATGTAACGCCGTTCGCGAACGCCGAGGCGGGGGTCGAGGCCGCTCAGCAGGCGCTTGAGGCCTTGGACGTCGGAGAACGGTTCGCTGAACGGATGGAACAGGCGGCCGAGCCGGTCCAGCCGTTCGGCGATCTCGCGCGCTTGTTCCGCGGGCAGGGCCGCGGCGCGGGCGGGGCGCCATCCGTCGATCCATTCCAGCAGCGCCGCGCGGTCCGGCTCCGTCCTCGAACGGCGCCCGACCGCTTCCGTCAACCGTTCGCGCAGCTTCGTCTCTTCCTCCAACGCCAGTTCGTGCGCCCGGCGGTTGACGGCGCTGCGCAGGTCGCGGTCGAAGACGCAACCGGGCACGGGGAGGACCGGTCGCTGGCCGGCGACCAGGGCGTCGAAGGCGCGGATGACGTGCAGGTGGAACCGGGGGCTGATCCACATGGCGTAGGCGTAGACCAGCTCCTTGCAGGCGTAGGTGCCTTGGGGAGCACCGTCGGCACGGTTGCCCTTGATGACCTTGACGGGAGTGATCCCCAAATCTGGGGAGCACTCGATCTCCTCGATGAGCGCCTTGGTCTGGTCGTTGCGGAGCCAGCGGTGCGGCTCGTGCCTCTTCTCACCACCGGCGGCGCGGTGCAGGTCGTTGAGGGAGTAGAGGCCGTCGTGGATGCGGATGTCCGTGTTCAGGACGGAAAGGGAGTGCGTCATGTCGGTTCTCCAGTTGCTGAGGTTCGAGAACCGCCACGCCTTTCCTGCCAGCGAAAGGGTGGCGGATGTTGCGGGTTGGCAGACCGGGCAACTGGGACCGGCGAGCCTTGCGGCTCCCCACAACACCCGCCATAACTCGGGCACGAAAAAACGCGCTCGGATGGCGCGTGGTGCGCCAGTTGCTTCGGGCTGCCAAACCCGGTCACCGATTTTGCGGTGACTGGGTAAGCGTAGGCCCGGTGGGCGCGCCTGTCAAACGCTATTGCGAAAGTGTTATAATTCGTTATAATAAACGCATGGACGTGATCTGGACCCCCAAGGCGCTGAAGCAGCTGACCAAGCTGAAGGATCAGCAGGCCCGCAAGCGCATCACCCTGGCCGTCCGCGCCCTGTCCGAATTCCCGGAGGTGTCCGGCGTCAAGGCGCTGAGGAACCACCAGTACGGCTACCGCCTGCGGGTGGGGAATTACCGGGTGTTGTTCGATGTGCTGGATCACGCCCGCGTCGTCAGCATCGAGGAGGTGAAAAAACGCGATGAACGCACCTATTGATTTCCAGGTGATCGAGCAGGACGGCAAGCCGGTCTTCGCCGTGGTGCCGTGGGAGCGATTCCAGGAGATGGTCGAGGCCTGGCGGGCGGCGCAGGCCCGCGAGCAGGGCGTTCCGCAGGAGGTGGTGGAGCGGCATGTGCTCGATGGCGTCCCGCTGGTGGCGGCCTGGCGCGAGCATTTGGGTCTGACCCAGGCGGAGGTGGCCCGGCGGGCGGGGATGAAGCAGTCTGCGGTGGCGCGCATCGAACGCGGCGATTCCAGGCCGCGCCACGCCACGCTGCGTCGTCTGGCCGCGGCGATGGGGCTGCATCCTGGGCAGTTGCTGCTGGATGTTGACGGATGAGCCGAAAGATTCGTGTTTCCGAATTGCCGGATTTCGATCCGGCGGAGCATCTGCGCGACGCGGAGGGCATCGCCGGCTATCTGTCCGCCGTGCTGGAAGAGGACGATCCCAACGCGGTGATCGAGGCGCTGGGGACCATTGCCCGCGCGCGCGGCATGACGGAGATCGCCCGCGAGTCCGGGCTGGCCCGCGAGGCGCTCTACCGGGCGCTGCGCGATGGCGCCGCGCCGCGCTTCGATACGGTGATGCGGGTGATGCGGGCGCTGGGCGTGCGCCTGGTGGCAGGAGGCGCGGCGCGCGGCGGGATCGAGGCGGTCGGTCATGCCTGCCCTTCCTGCGGTCGCTTCCGGCAGCTCGCGCAGGGGCTCGGCAGCCCCAGGTCTTTGAGGGCCATGCGCAGCCAGTCGGGGCGCGGGGGAAGGGTCCGCTTCAGCTTCTCGCGCCACTTCTTGGTCACCGACGGCGTCCAGGGCGTGCCGGCGCCGATGATTTCGCGGTGCATGAATTCGCGCGCCTCGGCGATGAAGTCGAAGTAGCCACAGAGCTGTTTGCGGAGCTGGTCGAGTTCTTCGCGCACCTCGGGCAGCCGGTCGCGGGGGAGCTGGTCGAGGCTGGCGAGATTGTACCGCACCCGCAGGCGGTTGGTGAGCCATTGCATGGCGGCCTGGTCGTTGCCGACGAGAAACAGAGCATGGTGCATGGCCTGTTTGAGTTCGGCGCGCTCCTTAGCGGTGAGGCGGTTCTCTTCGGCCTGCTGGCGCTGGCGGGCGTCCCAGTCGTCGCGGTGGATGTACTCGCCTTCCAGCACCACCCGCTCCAGCATCTCGCCGGCGATGGCGATGCCTTGCCGCACTTGCTCCAACGTCATGCGCTCCACGTCCTCGACGCCGAGCTTGAGGTTGACGATGGCGTGGGCCTCGTCGTAGCCCAGCTTGCGACCGCGGCTTTCTGCCACCTTCACCACCCGGCGGATGGCCTTCACCAGCGGCTCGCGCTGCTCCCGGGTGGCGTAGGGGAGGGCGCGGGGCGGTTCCTGCGGCTGGGCCTGGCCGGCGACCAGGGCGTCGAAGGCGCGGATGACGTGCAGGTGGAACCGGGGGCTGATCCACATGGCGTAGGCGTACACCAGTTCCTTGCAGGCGTAGGTGGCGCTGCCGCCAGGACCGCCACGGACGGACTTGACGGGGGCAAAGACCAAATCTGGGCTTTGCTCAAT